AGCGGCGGATCGAGAAGGCGGTCGCGCGGTATCTCTCAGCCGAATACGAGAAAGCAGCGGCGGCGGTGGCAGGGTGAAAGTAGATAAGCGTGCTACAATGAAGCCAAGCGACTTTCAAGAAGTGCGCGCGCCCGGATCGGGCAAGCTCGTTTGTGAATATAATCCGACCACGCACGAGATCCGCGTGGTCAAGCGCAACGGCGGCACGCTTGTAGCGGTGCTGCCGATTGGCCAGGCGAAGACATGAATCGGCCGCTGTTCAACTTGCGCGTGTTCGTCGGTCGCGCTGATCTTCCTGAGCGAGCCGTTGCTGCTGCTGAGGCGCAGGTACGTGACTATCTCATGGCTCGGCAGTGGAAGCGCGCCGATGGTGGTTCAGTCTACGACATTAAGATGACCTTTCATACCGATGGGTACGGGTGTACCTGCGCGATTCAAGTGATGGGGCCGGACGATCCAAGCCCCTAGCATGATCTGATAACTGCATACCTTTGAGCGCCTTGCGCGCCCCTGCTGTTCTTCACGAGCAGCGCGGGCGCTTTTTTGTTATGAATGTCAGCACGAACGGCCACAAGAAGAAAGACCCGACCACTGGCCTCGACGATGGCACGGCGGTCGCGAAGCTCATGGCGCCGTTCTATCGCCAGCTGCTCGCCGATGCGTTTGGGGATGCGGCCTCAGGTGGCGTGGATGTCACCTTCGATCTCGAAAACGAGTTCGTCCAGACCGTGCTTGGTTCGCTGGCAAAGAACATCAAAGGCGTGGCATCCACGACCAAGGACGATGTGCGCGCGCTGGTTTCGAAACAAGCAGCAGAAGGCTGGTCGGTCGAGCGATTGCAAAAAGAGATTCGCGAGAAGGGCGAGATCGCCAGCCGCAGCCGAGCGACGACGATCGCCAGAACTGAGACCGGCACCGGCTACAACCTCGGCAGTGTGACCGCCTATCGGGTCGCTGGCCTCACACATGTCGATGTGCTGGACGGTGACGACGACGAACCATGCGCCAGCGCGAACGGCAGCCGATGGACGTTAGACGAGGCCGAGGCCAATCCGCTCGGGCATCCGAACTGTACTCGGGCATTTTCGCCCGTCGTGGAGACAGAGTAATGCCAGTTGAATACAAAGCATCGCCGGCCTTTACGATGGGGATCGAGGGTCGTACCGTGACCGGAATCTTCTGCGTGCATGGCAACGTGGATGACGGCGATGGCTGGTCAAGCCGCGATCGCAGTCATCCTGGATTGTTCGGTGATTTCACCGTCAACGGACGCAAGCGCGTGGTGTTCCTCTGGCAGCACGCCAGCTATGAGCCGCCGACCGCTGTGATTGACGATCTCTTCGAGGTCGCACGCATGGATCTGCCGCCGCCGGTGCTGAAGTACGCGCCCGAGGCGACCGGCGGCACGGCAGTGAAGCGCACCTATCTGGAGACGCCGCGCGGCAACGAGGTGCTGGCCGGGCTGACCGCCGGCGCAATCACCGAAATGAGCTACGCCTACGAGGCGACCCGCTGGGATTTCGAGAAGGGCAGCACGGAAACCGAGCGCCCGATCCGCAACCTCTACGAAGCGAACCTCATGGACGCCTCCGACGTGAACTGGGGCATGAATCCAGCGACTTCTGCGGACGGCTCAAAGGGCCGCCCGATCGCTATCGAACATACTGCGGTGCTTGCTGCCGTGGATTCCTATATCAAACGCTATCAGCAACTCTCCGAATTGCGTGCCAAAGAGGGCCGGGTGCTGAGTGGCGAGAACCGCAAGCGGATCGAAAGTGCGATCGAGGCGCTGGCCGGCGCAACGAAAGCGCTCGACGACTTGCTTGCGGCCACCGAACCGAAACAGAACGGCCATGCTGCGACGAATCAACTCCGCATCATGCGGCTTGAACGCGAGCAGCGGCTACGTGCATTAGGAGTATCCCTATGAGTGGAACGATACGGCAGCGCGAGCAGCAGCTGCTGACCCAGATCGCCGAGAAGGCCAACGCCGTTACGGCGCTGTGGGATAAGGCCGGCGATGCCCCACTGGATGAGGCGACCAAGAAAACCGCGCTGGAGCTGGAGACCGAGATCAAGGGGCTGGAAGATCAGGTCAAGGATATTCGCGAGCAGGCCGGCATGTACGAGCGCAACGAGCAGCGCCAGAAAGAGTACAACCAGCCGGCAAACGGCGAGCGACTGCCGACGCCGAAGGACGGCAGAAGCGAGGAGCTGCTGGCGCACGCTATGAGCCTCGGCGAGCAGTTCACGAGCAGCGAGGCATTCAAAGGCTGGCTGAATCAGATCGCGCCCAAGGGCCACGTCCCCGATCGGGTCAAGCTGCAATCGCCCGGCGTGGAAATATCAAGCAAGACGCTGCTCACCGGCGTTAGCTCGACATCCGCCGGCGCGCTAGTGGTCAATGAGCGCTTGAGCATTATCGACGCCGGCACCTTCCAGCGCCCGCTGACCGTCATGGATCTGATCTCGCGCGGTACGACCGGCAGCGACACGGCCGAGTATGTCAGGCAGGGCACGCACACGAACAACGCCGCGCCAGTGGCCGAGGCCACCGCGACCGGCGACGGCACGGGCGCAAAGCCAGAAAGCGCCATGGCGCTCTCGATCGTGACCGAGGTCGCGAAGACGATCGCGCACTGGATTCCCGCGACGCGCCGCGCGTTGGCCGACGCGGGTCAGCTGCGCAGCCTGATCGATACCTTTCTGCGCTACGGGCTCGATGAGGAGCTGGAGGACCAGGTGCTGAACGGCGACGGCACCGGCGAGAACTTTCTGGGGATCTACAATACGCCCAACACCAGCACGCAGGCCTGGGATACCAATATCCTGACCACGACGCGCAAGGCGCGCACGAAGGTGCGCACGCTCGGCCGCGCAACGCCAAACGGCTATCTCCTGCACCCGACTGACTGGGAGACGATCGACCTGTTGCAAGACAATGAGGCCCGGTATTACTTTGGCGGCCCGTCGGCGATCGGTGCGCCGCGATTGTGGGGCTTGCCGGTGGTCGAGAGTGAGGCGAACACGGTCGGTGCTGGGCTGTGCGCAGACTGGCGGCTGGCGATGCTATGGGATCGTGAGCAGGCGCAGATCCTGGTCAGCGATTCGCATAGTGATTTCTTCATCCGAAATTTGATTGCGATTTTGGCTGAACTGCGGGCGATCTTTGGCGTGATTCGTCCCGCCGCCTTCGTAGAGATGGACTTGACCGCATAACAGCGGATCGCGTGGCGCGGCGTTCTTTTCCCGGCCGCCGCGCCGCCTATCCGATAGATTGGAGATCAATCAATGAGCACACTCAACGGGATGGGCCGGCGCGTGGTCGAAGCGAAAACCGCCAACTATACCGTAGTCGCCGACACGGATAATGGCAAGACGTTTACGAACGAGGGCGCGACTGGCGCGGTCACGTTCGCGCTGCCGCCGGCGACGGTCGGCCAGTGGTATCGCTTCGTGGCCAAGGCCGCGCAAGAGATCAGATTGGATCCCAACGGCACCCAGACGATCGCGCTCGATACCGGCGTGCAGCAGGCTGCTGGCGCGTATATCACCTTCAATGCGATCGGCGAGCGCATCACGATCGAGTGCGTCAAGGCCGGCGAGTGGGATACCTGCGACCCGATCGGCACGATTACGGCGGTCTAGCGGGGATGTGAGCGCGGCGGGTGGGAGTCGCACCCACTAGCCATTGCTGGCCCTCGGGAGCCTCCGACTGGCTACGCTTCATTCTCGAAGGAATGCCCGAGAGGTTTCGCACGCACTCGCCGCCGCGCTCATGCGCATTATAGCAGAGGAGCATCCCTATGGCTTATCTTGACATGACCGCCGGCCAGTCGCGCGAGACGCTCGGCAGCGCCGAGACTGATGCGCTGCTACTGGCGGTTCCGGTCGCGGCGCTCGCCGATCTCACCACGCAGGCGGCGCTGACTGCGGTGCCTGCGACGTTCGCTGATCTGGCAGCAGTCCAGACCTACCTGGTAACGCTGCGCGCCGAGCAGCAGGCGATCGACGCGGCGAACTTCACCAAGATCAACACGATACTCGCGCGGCTGCGCACCGCGCTG